TCATAATTCACGCACTTATCCAGTGGGTAAAGTCGTGGATGTGAAGGTCAGCAAAGAAGCTGTAGAAATTCATTTTGAGTTTGCTGATACGGAAGAAGGCAACAAGCTAGAAAAGCTTTATACCACTGGCTTTATGAATGCGTTTTCCGTAGGTTTCATTCCGAAGAATTACATTGACTTGTATGACATGCGGGGTGAAGACGGTAAGTTGTCAGTGACATCATTGGAAGTAGAACTTCCCAATGGTGAAAAAGAACTGATTGACTTGGCGCAGTACAAAGATGTTCCTTACGGTATTATTTCCAAATGGGAACTCTTGGAAGTCAGTCCGGTATAAGTTCCCGCCAATCCCGAAGCGTTGATGCTTCGTGCTAAAGATGACATTGTTCGTAAGTACTTGGATGCTGGACATCATCAAGTTGCTGGCAAGTTGCTTGACAGTCAGTTGAATGATCATATTCAAGAATTGCGCAAGCATTTTGATGAATTACTCAATTCTTCCAAATCTGAAGAAGATGTTGAGTTGAGTGCTGCGGTTCCATACCAAGCGGCTAAAACTTTGGAAGAGTCTTGGGACAGTTCCGAAGCTCGTGCGTCTTTGGTGAAGTGGGCGAGTGCCGATGGAACGGGTGAAAAGGAAACTCTTGACTGGTCTAAGTTTGCTAAAGGCTTTGGCTGGATCAATCTGGAGAAAGCTGATCAATTTCGTAGCTACACACTGTGTCATCACACCGTAAAGGATGATGAATTTTGTGTGGTGCTGGCGGGCTTGACTGAAGCGATGGCTGCGTTGCTCAATAATCTGAGTATTCGTAATGCTAAAGATGTTTATGACCATTTGGCCAAGCATTACGCTGAGTTCAATTTGACCGCTCCAGAGTTGAAAGATTACACGGAAGATGAGATCAAACTCATTGCTTTAGGTCAGTCCGTTGATGAAGTTAAGTCTGAAGAATCTACTGAAGAATCTACTGAAGAATCTACTAAGGATGCTTCTGAAGATCATGTTTTGAAAGCGATCATTGAAACGCACTTTGCTACAGTGTGTGAACGGATTGCCGAGTTGGAAGAAACGGTTCGTTTGCGCATGAACATTTTAGGCAAGATGTTCGATGAATTGCAAAAAGAATTGTCGAAGGAAAAAACATCTGAAGTGGAAGCTGTTGAAGAAACTTCTGATGAAGCGAAATTGTTTGCTGAGAATTTGAATGCCCTCTCGTCCATGTTTGATGACATTCATCGTGTTCAATAAGACCTTTATGGAGTGTAGTAATCATGTTAGATCATGAAATGAAGAAGCAGTTTGACGAGTTTTCCAGTTCTGTTAAAGAATCTATCGCACTGTTCAAGAATCAGGATTCTCTGGTTAAGACCTTGCAGCAGCGAGTGACGGAACTGGAACAGCGGGTACTGGACAACAGTGTCTGTTCGACTCTGGATTCCACACACGGTGAAGTGGGCTTTACTGATCCGAAGAAAGCCAAAGAGTTTGTCACGATTGTTCGTCATATCTTTAACAAGGATGATTTCGCTGTTAAGGATTTGGTTGAAGGTCGTGACCCGGATGGTGGTTATCTGGTTCAGCCGGAATATCGGAATACCATGCTGTCGCTGATTCAGCAGTACGGTATGGCCCGTCAGTTCTGTACGATCATTCCGATGTCTACGACTGAACTGATCATGCCGAAGCTGACTGGTGGTGTGCAGGTTTACTGGATTGGTGAAGGTCAGACCATCAGTGAAACTCAGCCGACCTTTGGTGAGTTCCGCATGACGGTCAAGAAATTGGCCGCTCTGGTTCCGATGACCAGTGAATTGCTGAATGACGCGAATATTGCTATCGCCAATCTGTTGGCGACTCTGTTTGCTCAAGCGTTGGCTAAGGAAGAAGATCGCATCGTGTTCATGGGTAACACTGCGGCCAGTGATCCTTTCAACGGTGTATTACGTGATCCCGGCGTGTATTCGCATGTACTGGGTAGTGGTAAGACTGGTTTCAGCAGTGCTACCGCTGATGACTTGGCGAATGTGACTTCCCGCAATCCGTTGTACACCCAAGGTGCTCGGTTCTTCATGCACCGCACAGTGTTCAACGTGATTCGTCAGTTGAAAGATGGCGATGGCATGTACATTTGGGGTAATCCTACCCAGAGTTCTGATCAGGGTCTGATCTGGGGCTATCCGTACACCTTGGTTGAGTCGATGCCCGCTATCACAGCGACTGCGGTTAGCACTCCGTACATCTTCTTTGGTAATCTGATGCATTACTACATTGGCGACCGTCAGCAGATGACATTGGCTCGTTCTGAGCATGTGGGTTTTGCGGCTGACAAGGTGTATCTGCGGGTACTTCAGCGTGAAGGCATGGCTTTTGCTTTGCCGGAAACGGGTACTGCGGTCACTACTGCGGCTTCCTAAGCTCTTTGGTGCGATTGTTAGCTTTAGCAATCGCACCACTGCTCACTGTTAGGAGTTTTTATGTTCTACCAAGCAACTCGTCAATTTGGTGATTACGACAACGGAATTGAAATCCCGCTTGGCGCGTATGTCGATACAGATTGTATAAAGTGGGTACAACGGATTGGGCCATTCTTACGGCCATTGCCAAATGGTGAAACTCCGAAGGCTTCCGCTAAAATCTTTATTGTGAAAAACACAATTGAAGATGCTGTCGTTGAAGTTCCCGTAGTGGAAAGTATTGTTGAAGACAATACAGTGGAATCGGAAGATGACGTAGCTGAAGATGCTAGTGATGTTGTTACACGTCGTAAGATCAAACCAGCATTTCGTCGGTCCAAAGAGGATTAACGGATGTTAGACGACATTGACTCTTTTGTTGAATTAGCTGTTGCTGAAGCATGTAATCTTCTGCAAATAACCTTGCCGGAAACTTATGAAAAGGTAACAACTGATTCAAGAGTCAATTTGTGTGCGCGTTTGGCGTACTCACAGATAAAGAATTACATTAACAGAGATCTTCTTTATAAAACGTATTACGATGAATATTTTGAAGAAGATACTACTATTTTATTGCGGTGTACACCAATAAAATCTATTTCGTTAGTGACCGTTAGTGATACTCGTTATTCGGAAGTGTTAACAGATCCAGATGCTTATTCAGCATTGAGTGAAATTACCGATTATCGTTTGGTACGTAACAAGCGTTTAGTGATCTATAATTTAAATGCAGTGTCAGCAATTGTCGGAAGTACTTCACAGAAAATAAATGTGTATGTTGAGTATCTTGGTGGTTATTATTCAAGCGAAGATCTTCCTGACTTGCACAATGCTCTTGTTACCCAAACGATTGCTAATTACAATCGAGTTCCAGCATTAGGCTTAACACAAGTAGAAGGTGGTGGTGCTGGCGCTAAGAGTGGCAGACTCTTGATGAATTTAAATTTAGTAGATGCTGGTGGTTTATTGGACTCTTGTAAGCTGGCTTTAGAGCCTTTAGTGTATTATGGCAGTGGGGAGTCCGTAGAATGAGCTTTAGATTGTACGTATCCACTAATCAATTGATTCGTAATTTAACGAAGTTGTTCAAAGATGTAGAGGATTATCCTAAAACTAAATTAGGTACACCTCGCATTGCGATTCAATATCAAAATAATAAAGTTTTTCAAGGAATTCTTTGGAAAAATTTAGTACAAGAATGGAATAATTTAGGACCAGCATTTAATACTAACTCTAAAGTCATGCAACAAATGAAAGTTAATCCAGGTTCAGGTGCTGGTAATAAAGGTGTTGCAGCGTACCAAGCGGGTTTTAATAATACGAATATCGGTACTCAAGCATTTAAGATAGCTGAAATTTGGAATAAAGGTGGCAGTATTTATCCACGGAATGCTAGATTTCTCACCCAACCCATGTCTAAAAAGACTGGTGTTAAAGCATCTCCAAGGTTTTATAACACTGATCCAGGTGGAGAGTTTACAGCTTTCGTGGATAAGAATAAGACGTATGTAGGATCTCGTGATTCACGTATTTCACAAGATGTAGCTGGTATGTTGTACATTCGGGAACGGAAACAACCGTATATACCACGGAAGAAAGGTGAAAAATTAGTACGTCAAACTAATCTTGTTGCTAAGTTTTTACTTTTGAATAGTCAAACGCATAAAGCCACTCGTTGGATTGATATTGCTGCTAAAAAGACTCGTGCTGAAGTATTGCCGATTATACTTGAAACTGGACGTAAGTATCTTGCCAGTCAAAAGGTTTTATCATGATTTTAGAAGATCCACGTTCGCTCATCATGGCTGAAGTTAAGCGAAGATTAACTGTCGCTTTTCCTAAAATAATTCAGTATGAAGGTGATGGTTCCGTGTGGGGTGAATGGACTCGCGTTTTACCATGTATCCATATTTACGAACAAACTGAAGACTGTAAAGGTAGTAAAATTTCAGCAAAGAATGTGTATCAAAATACTTTACCAGTTCAAATAGAATTTGTTGCCAAGTTGCAGAATCAAGCACAATTGTTCACTGAAGGAAGAAAACAGCGATTAAATTTGCGTCAGGCTATTGAATTGGATGATCGTTTCATGCAAAATAGAGGCTTGGCAACTGAAGGACCGAATTTGGCAGTAAGCTACTTGATGACAGCTAATGAAATTGTCCATGTCATCCCCGGTGTTTTTGATGTTGCGGTAATCTACGATTTTGTTTACATCGAGAAATTTTTTGGTTAATTGTTTTTGTTAAGGAGTTAGTCATGTCTACACCTAATGTTGAAAATTATACTCTTGGTCGTGGTATGTTGTATTGGGATCCTTGGGATGCCGTGAATTTGCGGTACGAAGGCGAACGTGCTTTGGGGAATGCTCCTGAAGTGAGCATCAACATGAACGCCACCTTCTTGGATCACTTTTCCAGTATGAGTGGTTTCAAGTCGAAGGATAAGACTGTTGTCAATGAGTTGGCTCCCCAGTTGACGTTTGCGCTGGACGAGTTGGTTTCTGATAACTGGCAGATGCTGGTTTTCGGTGACAAGACTGAAGTTACGCAAGCGGCGGATGATTCCAATTCGGTTGTCATTGCTTCTCCGTTGAAAGATCGTTACTATGATCTTGGTATGCGGGCGATTGCCAGTAGCCGGATTACTCATGGTGCTGTCACTGGTGGGCCTTTTGTTGCTGGTGAGACAATCACTGGTACGACAAGTTCTGCTACGGCTGTTGTCGTGCAAGTTGTTTCCGGTGCATTGATTGTCAACACAGTTTCTGGCACATTCTCAGCTTCGGAAACATTGACGGGCGGTACTAGTGTGGCTACAACTACTAGTTCTACTACAGCGGTTGCTGTGTCCGGGCTGGTATCCGTCAAGACGACTGTTGGCAGTACATTTTACACAGCCGGTACGGATTATACCGTTGATGCTGTGTCGGGTCGTGTGTTCTTCACTGCTGGTTCCACGATTGTCGAAAGTGCCAGTCTGACCGTGACCTTTGGTGTGGCGACCACCACGTATGATAAGATCTCTGCACTGACTGCTGTGGGTCAGGACGGTAAGATCCGTTACGTGTCGGATAACCCGGTCGGTGGTTCGTATGAGATGATCATCTGGAAAGTGCGTATCAAGCCGAATGGTGATACCGCTCTGATCGGTGATGACTGGGCGCGACTGGCGTTCCAAGGTGACATCTTGCGTGATGCCACATATCACCCGACATCTCCGTACATGGATCTGCTGGTTTCGGACCCGGCGTAAGAGTTTTGTAGCTGCAAAAAAGCCCGCCATGTGCGGGTTTTTTTATTTTCATAAACTACTTGTCAAGTACTTTATTTTTTGGTATTGTAGTATTACTTTCTTAATAGGCGGAGATATACCGTGGCTGTAAAACTAAAAGAATCTGATTGGGAAGTCTTATTTCCTGCTGAAGATTTCAAAATTGGCGACACGACTTTAGAATTAACCCCGTTGAGTTTATCCAGCTTAGCCACGATCACACGACGGTTAACTAGCGTTGTGGATAAGATTGGCGCTTTAGATCTGAATTTGGAAAACATTACCTCGGAAGCGGGTAAAATTGTTCAATTGGTTGCATTGATTTTAGGTGATGCGCCTGAAATTTTAGCCGAAATGTCCAATTTAGATCTTAATGATGTACAACGTTTACCACTGGATACTGCGGTTGCATTGTTTAGTGCGTGTTTGGATGTAAATCTTCGATCTCAGGAAAGTTTAGTAAAAAACTTCAAGGGGTTGGGGGGCAAAGTAGCGAAGTTCATGAGCGGGAATCAGACCGTTCAATAGGATCTGTAATACAGTTCTTAGTTGAGCATGGACATCCATGGACGGAAATCAAAAGCTACACTCTCAGCCAGGTTGGTGTGTTTTTAAGGGAAGCAAATAAGTTGGACGATGCAAAACGTAAACATGAGATTCTGTCAGCATGGTTAGGTTTTAATTCCGATCAAAAGGGAATTAAAAAAC